CTTAGATATATATAAAATTTTAAAATTTATTTAAATTTTAAAATTTTAAGGTTAATTCACCTAACCCTGTAAGTCTACTAAACAGAAAAGGATTACATTATGAATATTAGAGACACTTTTACCAAATTTCAGTTCACAGATGAATTGAAATTTGAAAGTATTATTCGTATGCTTAAGAAAATTTACATTAATAATGATTTAGATGTTCAGGAACAACAACAACAAAAGGTTCAATTTCAAAATAACAAATATTCTATCGGACGTGTGTGGAATAAGTATTCGCGTGACTTTCACTGCAATATTCCTTTCATTGATGTTGAGGTCTGGGAAAATTTTAAACCACAAACTAGATCTACATACCCAAAATCTATCAGCTCAGAGTCAGTTGTATTCACAAATGAATCAACAGTCAATAAATTATTATCAGAAGACAAAAGAAAGTTCAGAAGAGAGTCCGAAAACTCAACTGAACAATGCATTGAATGCTATTCAAGTAGGTCGAGAAGGTTATCTTCTATTGAAGGAGATTGCATTCGACAGGCAGCAATTAGATCAGCCAAACAAATCGGAATACTACGAACTGATGGGAGAAAGATTCCCCGTTCGGAAAGATTTAGAACAGTAAGTGAATGTGTTCATAATACAGCAAGAAATACTAATTCTGGATTTCCATTTTATAGAAAGAAGAATAGCAATTTATGCATTTCAGACACTATATTGTGGTTAAACAATTTCTTTAACAAACCAACTCTGTATTCATTGTTAAAGAATCCACTTATTGAACTACCTACAACTATATTTTATAGAGTTCAGCCTTCAATCGACGATCACGAAAATAAAGTTAATATTAAGATTAGACAGGTTTGGGGTATTCCTCAACGTATTGTTTGTCTTGAATATTATTTCTTCAACAGTATACTTAAATGTGTGAGTAACAGAAATAAATATGGAACTAATTCTATTTATAGTTCAGGACTTACCAACTATGAAATAAGCACTAGAATAATTAGAAGGATTAGAAAATCGCAACACATTACTGGTATGAATGTATATTCTATGGACTATTCAAAATTTGATAGAAATATACCATCTTATGCCATTGATCTGTTTTATGCTATTTCAAAGGAAGCTTTGGAATTGGATGATAAGGAGGATAAAATATTTGATTTATTAAGATTCTATATAAAACATACGCCTTACACATGGAAAGGCAACCTGTTCATTAAAATGAAAGGAGTGCCCTCAGGATCTTTTATTACTAATTTGATTGATACATGGTGGAATTATACATTATGGATATTAAGTTATTTAACAAAAGAGTTTTATACTAAGAATTTGAAACGTTTCCTGAGTAAGGAGATACTTCTAGACAAAGAAGTGAGTTCTTTCATCAAATCAAAGAGTGTTTTAACATTCCTAGATATTGGTGTTTGTGGTGATGATTCCTTAGCACTAACAAACTCGTTGCATATACAAATATTAAAACAATTATGTAATAGATTTGAAATGAAAATAGTTGAATTTCAAATTTGTAAATCGATATATGAAGACATTTACTTCTTAGGAAGATATTGGGATTCAGAATCTAGACCAGTTCAAACTGATACCTATTTTATAGGTCATTTAGCTGTAAGGACTAAATTCTATAAGAAAGATGAATTAAATTTTGATATATCTGAGGACTTAACTATTACTAGAATGTTAAGCATATGCTTAGCTTATTATAACGGTCTTGATTTCTTAAAAAGGAACTTTAAAGAATACTCTAAATTGGATAGTTTCTTAAAAGGATCGGACGGTTTCTATCTTCTGAAAGATTGGCCACTTGTTGAGGA